CTCTAAGTGTGCCACATTACGAGCCACGCAATCAGCCCAGTCAGCGTCTTCCATGCCTTCAGGTTTACCGGCGTTCAGCAGGTTCACGCTGTCCATGGCGGCGCTTAGATGCCGTGCGATCTCTTCTGCGGTGGGTTGTTCCACGGGGGTTGCGACTTCAGTCATTTTCAGTTTCCTTTCAGGGTTGCAAGTTCGGCTTTCACCGAGTCGAGTTCAGATTTAAGTTCTTGAATGGCTTTGACTAACACAGGAATAAAAGCGCCGGGGCCAACAGTTTTGTAAACATCTTCAACGGTATCCCCCATTTTCCATTCGCTGACGGCCTCTGGGAATACGGCCTCGACTTCTTGCGCAATAAAGCCAAGTTGATTTTTTAAGTCGTTACCAAAACCTGATTTCCAATCGTATCTAACAGGACGCAAGGCCTGTATAACGCTTAGACCCTCAGAAGCATCTTTGATGTTTTCTTTGAGTCGTTGGTCGGAAATAGATTGGACAGTCGTGTTTTGCGCGTAAATTACGCCATTGCCCTGCACCTTAAACTGCTGAACGCTATTTGCGGCGCAACCAATAAAGTCATAACCAGAAGTGGCAGCTCTGGCGGCATCGGCACGAAGCACAACCTGCCCAAAAGTTGCATAAGAGTTGTAAATAGTCGAGGTAACCCCATCGACTGCGTTTTCAACCCAAAGCCTTCTACCGCCTGCACTGGTAGCCCCAACTGATAGATTGCCACTGTTGTCCCAAACAGCCCTCGGATTCCCATCCCCATCCGACAGCACGATGTAGTTGCTGGCAGTGCGGATGTCGAGGCCACCTTGGTTGCCGGTGTAGTTGCCGATGATGGTGTTCTTTGAGCCTGTGGTCATTACAGAACCCGAACCACTTGAAACACCATATATGCCGCCACCAACAAACGTATTGGAAGAACCTGTCGTGAGCAATTCGCCTGCTCCAGTTCCAATAATCGTGTTTGCATTTCCAGAGAAACTTGCAGAAACCGCAGCTGCATGACCCATTACAGTATTTGCCGAACCAGTAGCAAATTTTGCGGCTGTCCAACCGAAGTAACAGTTATATGCTCCTGTTGTAGTGCTATACCCAGCCTGATACCCAACAGCAGTGTTGTTAGAGGCTGTGGTGTTGGATGCAAGAGCAGACGTACCAATTGCAACGTTGTAGGAGCCGGTAGTGTTGGAGTTCAGCGCACCGTTAGTTGATCCATCGTTGCTGCCAACCGCAGTGTTTGCAGTACCGCTAGAGTTATTACGCAACACATAAGCACCGATACCAACGTTGCCTGCACCAGTAAACGATCCGATGTCACCTGCGTTAGAGCCGATGAGAGTGTTTCGCACCCCGGTAGTTACCGTGGATCCAGCGCGATAACCGAGCGCTGTCAATTCAGTGGCTGTGCTTGCATAAAGCGATTGGTACCCTACAGCAGTGTTGTTAGAGGCGGTGGTGTTCAGCGCCAATGCTGCCGCACCATAAGCCGTGTTGTTAGAGCCTGTGGTGTTGGAACGAAGCGGCGGGTAAGTCCCATCCGTGCCACCAACAGCCGTATTTGACGAACCTGTGGTGTTGGCATACAGCGAATAGTGACCAATACCGATGTTGTCGTTTGCGGTGTTGGAATAAAGAGCCAAAGTTCCAACCGCAACGGTGCGCGTTCCAGTTTGGTTTGAATACGAGGCTTGATAACCAACAGCAGTGTTGTTGGATGCGGTGGTGTTGGAGAACAGGACGTTATCACCGATAGCCGAGTTATACCCACCTGTGGTGTTGGAAAACAACGCATTGACGCCCACGCCCACATTGCTTGTGCCGGTGGTGTTGCTCTTGAGCGCCTGGGCACCTACACCCGTAAGTTGACCTGTAGTATTCGTGTACCCAGCAGTCATGCCCACCAAAGTGGAATACGCCCCGGTAGTATTGCTGTACCCCGCTTGATACCCCACAGCAGTGTTATTGGAGGCGGTGGTGTTGGAATAAAGAGCTTGATAGCCTTGCGCTACGTTGTAGTTACCTGTGGTGTTCAGCCCCAACGAGTTGTCGCCAACAGATACGTTTCGTGTGCCAGTGGTGTTGCTATACAAAGCAAAACGACCAATAGCTGTAAGCAGATCACCAGTGGTGTTCGTATACGCAGCCTGATACCCCACAGCCGTGTTGTTGGAGGCGGTGGAGTTGCTTACTAAGGCGTTATCACCAACTGCGGTATTGTTGCTACCTGACGTATTGTTGTACATGGCAACATAGCCAACAGCCGTATTGCTTGTGCCAGTATTCAAATACAACACAGACCTACCAATAGCAGTGTTGTAGTTGCCAGTAGTTGTTGAGGCCAAAGTATTTAGGCCAAAAGCGGAATTCCCAGTCCCGGTGGTGTTAGCCACCAAAGCACTAGAACCAACCGCAGTGTTGCTGGACACAGCACCTGCACCTTTACCCACAGTCAAGCCAGAGATGGAGGCATCAGCCGTGGTAGAAAAAGTCGTACCGTTATAAGTAACCGCGCTTCCCGTGGTCAGTACCTTGGAGCCGTTGAGATACGCTACTCCGTTGGCTGTGCCTGCTGAGAGAGTTGGGTTGGCAGTAAGGGTTGCTGCCCCCGTTAGGGTCGTGGTCCCGGTTACCGTCAGGTTCCCGTTAACCGTCAGGTTACCAACGGTAGAAGAGCCAATCTCAATAAAGTCAGAGCCGTTCCAAGCCACAACAGCCGAAGCGCCGTTAGGGATCGTCAGACCCGTCGTAGGACCAACACCCACCAGCTTGACAGAAAACCCGCCAGTCGTCGCATTGATGATCGTGTAGATCTTGGACTGGGCCGGGGCCGTGATGGTACGTAGCGCCGTGCGTGCGCCTGAACACAGCAAAATAGCCTGACGAGCCTGGTTAGATGCCAAAGTCGTAGTAGTCAGCGTAACGTCAGCGTCCGTGCTGAGCGTGGTCGTACCGGCAACGGCTGAATCAAGCAAGGTTGTAATGGAATCGTTAACAGTTTGGCCCCAAACTCCTGAAAGTTCACCAGTAACTGGAAGAGCCAGACCAAGCAATGAAGTTGCTGCTGTTGTCATATTAAAGTCCTTGCGTTAAATACACATGCGCCTTGCGCTGCTTGATCAACAAAACCATTTTCTTGCTGACCCCAAATTTGTGCGCTGTTTTTAACAGCGAGTCTTGATTGTAGAAAATATCCCGTACCGTGTCTTCTGATAATCTGGCATTGGGTCCGCGCTTACCCTTCTTAGACTCGGCCAGCTTCTTGAGAGCTTCTGTTCGATGCAAATCTAAGATAGCCCGCGCCTTTGCTTTATGCTCTTCTGTTGCAGGTGCCTTGTTATTTCCCTGTCCAGATTTGATTGGCGGATACTGTTCATTAAGATGCGTCCAAGTGTCTCCTCGCCGCGCATCACGGATTGTGTCACGAGAACATTTAATCCCAAATTTGGACGCAACCTCGTCAAGCAATAACTGGTTTGACATACCCGCACGATCTGGACTTCGGATAAACGCAATCACGTCATTGGTCAGTACAGATGGCAACTGCTCCCCATACAGCTGATCCACACGATCTCGCCCTTCCCCGCCTGAGGTCAAGTTGTATCCTTTGTTCAGGCTTGCATGGGTCTCATACTGGGCAATAAAGCGCTTCTCCGCCTCTTGCAAATCATCAAAGGACGTGGCGTCGTAGATCTTCTCAACCGCAAAATTCTCTAGTCCATACTTCCTCATAGCCTTGTACAGGCGCTTCTGGCTTCCTGTATTGGCTGCACTACGATGCTCCCGCCAACGCTTTTCCAACGAGCAAACCGTGATACCTATGTACCGGTGCCCGTTGACGTTGTTGGTGATCATGTAGGCCAGCATGGGATCCTTACGAGTTCGTGTTGATATTTTGCCAGTTAGGAGCCTGCGTGTCATCCACATTAGCCCACCCCGGCGATTGAGTTGTCCCCACAGCCGTCCACCCCGGCGACTGCGTATCCGTGACCTGGGTCCAGCCAGGCGTCTGTTCGTTATTGATATCCCCCCAGTTGGCCGTCTGGGTGTCGTCAATTGGGTTCCACAAATAGCTGGCATAAATGTAATCTGCCGCCGTCGCTGCCTCGGATATAGCAGCCATGTAGTTCACAGCCGCCACAAACTGAGCTGCCGCCGTGGCCGTCTCCAAAACCTCGGCCATCAAAACCAAGAATCCAACGTCAGAATCTGTGCCCGTGGCCGTCTCACTCACCGAGCTTTGGACGCTTACATTGGCAGACACCGTATCCGTGGCCGTGGCGGTCTCAAGGATAGTCCCAATAAACTCAAACTGGGAGGCGGTCTGGTCTGTTGCAGTAGCCGTTTCAGACACGCTCCTGGAGTATGTTGGGCTTGCACTGACTGCGTCCGTACCAGTTGCTGTATCTGAAGTCGTGGCTGGGTATGTGGGTGTCGAGGAATCCGTATCAGATCCAGACGCACTCTCGCTGATACCCACCCCGAAATTGGCATTGGAGGAGATTGCGTCAGACCCGGTTGCCGCCTCAGAGACAGCGGCAAAAACAGAGACATTGGAAGAAACCGAGTCCGTGCCAGTGGCAGTCTCGCTAACCGAGGATCCAAATGCCGCCTGGGTATCTATGCTGTCCGTGCCTGTGGCTGTTTCTGCAATGGTTGTTGCAAAGGTTTGAGCGGCCGCTACGCTATCTGCCCCGCTGGCAGTCTCATCTACCGCCACTCCAAAGTTCTGGGCAGCTGAGATAGCGTCGGATCCTGTGGCTGTTTCTGAGACCGCAGACTGGAAATTGACATTCCCAGCTATTGAATCCGCGCCAGTCGCCGTCTCAGCAATGCTAGATTCAAACGAAGCCAGGGCCGATACAGTATCAGCCCCCGTGGCGGTCTCAGCAATTACAGACGAATGCGTCTGGTTGGCAGATGTGCTATCAGCGCCCGTGGCAGTCTCGGCCAAGGTCCGGTCATAAACCGAATCACCCCAGCCAGCTTGACCCCATGTACCGGACCCCCAGCCGCCTTCTGCCATTATTCATCTCGTGAGTACGTCGCCATTAAATCAACCAGCAAGAGAGAAAGTATAGGTAACTGTAAGGACATCACCAGACACAACAGAGCGGTCGCCAGGAGAAGAAAAGTCAGCAGCCGAGAACAGCGTGCCAGTCGTACCAGAAGCTGCCGAGCACAGGAAAGCCCCACCCACCGTTGCCGTGGCGTTGATACTGAAGCTAGCCTTGGAAGCCGAGTTGGTCACCACAGACGGGTTGGCGTTGGTTGCCGAAGCAAACGTGGCCGCAGGGCGTGAGCCAGAGTAGGGGGTGATCTCAGTCCAGCCGCCGTGGGTTGCCAGGGTGTCCGTTGCCGCAGGGTTGTTAGAGGCCGCAGCGCCGTACAAACCAATATACCAAGCCGTGATCTGGGTGGTCGAGGTCAGAGCCACACCAGCCATGTACTGCAGGCCGACGTTCACAACCAGGTTGTGGGTCTCGTCACGCCACTTGAGGTTGCCGTCTTTGTCAAAGCACTCGATGAAGTACTGGCCCGTGGCCTTGGCGGTCTCGCCCGAGCCGGTGTTGGCAATCATGCCGCCTTCGAAATTGTCTGTGGCTTTCAAGAATTCGGTGGTCATGGACCGCTCCTTAGTTAGATGAACGTATTAAAGCCGACGTTGCCGTGTTCTGCGGCATCGTGACCGTGAAGTTGGTGGATGTCTTGTCAGACCCAAAGTCCAGCACGGCAATCGATTTGTTGCCCTTGGAAGCGTTGTAAATCAACGCACACCGCGCCGTCACGCTGGCATTGAACGCAACATTGTTAAAGTTGACATAGACCGTGTAACCAGAAGTCTGGATAGTCACGCCCGTCATCTGGACGCCGCCAGCCACATAGCCCGTACCAGTCACCTCGTTAGTAGAGGAATACACGGTCGTATCTGCGTCTAGAGTCGCATTGGCCGTGTACAGCGCCATGTAAATATCGTCCACGAGAAGGTTGTGCACCCCCTCGTAGAGTTCTTTTTTGAAGCTGGTGGTCTGTGTTTGAACAATGCTCATGACACCGGCACCCTAACTTGGCCATCGCGGTACGCATCGGCCCTCTGCTTCCCGTCACCCAGGTTCTTCAACAGAGCAATCGACTGTACATACCGATCGCTATACAGCTTGACCATGTCCTGTTCTGCCTTGGTATAGGTAGCGGCTTCCATCAGGGTGCCATACAACAGCGCAGAATCAAAGTTATCCCCCAGCCAGGTCTGCTGATCGGGCGCATCCACAATAGACACCGGCAGGTAGAAGTAGTGCAGCTCAATCTCGTAAGACAGATCTGGCGTGGGGCCAAGGATGAAACTCAACTCATCCTCATTGTCTGACCGGGGGCCAAAGATCGCGTAGTGCTTGGGCTTGCCACGGAACGCAACCGCCGTGCTCGGATAGGCTTCACGGATGAAGTTCACGTCCTTGTTGAGCAGGTACAGATACTCGCTATCAGAGATAACGGCAATCGAATACACAGATAGGAAGTCCGTGGGGCACTGAAGATACTTATTCCCTACGGTCGCGGTACCCGTCACGTTCTTGCGCAGCGACGCCAGCTGCACCGTGTTGTATATCCTTTGCTCCGATTGTTTAATCATGGTGTTAATGACGTCTGTAGGAAACGAGTTCTCTACATAATCATTAACCGCAGTCACAAGCTCGTCGTAGGTCATATTAACCTCAGGCCATTGGCCCTCTGCACATGAAGCCTTTGGTAGCAGCGCCAGCGCCGCGCATCTTGATGCCGGTGGTCTTGACAGGCTCATCCCCAGCAGACTTGCTGATCGCGCCAACAGACACGTCATACGTATCCAGCTTGCTACGGTTGGGCTTTTTGCCAGGGTTATCTTCCACTTTCACGGTCTTACCGCTCATGGTGTGCGGCTTCGCGTAAGCGGTAGCCGGCTTGTTGTTCTTTGCCATATTAGCCTCCGCGAGAGCTGGATTTCTGGTTCATGGCACGGGCCAGGTTGCGTCCGTACTTCCGCATCTCCATGGAAGTAACTCCGCCTTTTTTCAGCTTCAGGACGGTGCCCTTGCTGCCTTTATGCTCCTGGGCATCATGCTGCTTGAAAGCCTTCTTGATGAGGGCCTTGTCTTGCGCTAGGTCTTTCTTGTCCATTTCTGGCTCCTTTAAGATACTGACACTGTACCAACACTTGTCGTCGCCACCAAGTAGTTTTGTGTGAGCGCGACGTCAAAAAAGCTAGACCCCCCAACCGGTGCCCAACCCCACTGAATATCACGGGAACCACCAGACGGGTACCCATTGGCATCCAATCCAGAAGTGTAGTACGTCGTATCGGGTCTTGGCTGGCGCACGGCCTGCGGATCATCGACCGGGAACATTCCAAGTTGGAGTTGTGGTTGGTCAGGATCCCAGCACTCCGGGCAGACTTTCAACTGGTACAGCTTGGTCTTGATGACCTCAAACTTGAGCTGCTTCAACTTGAAACGAAAGCCACAGCGATCGCACTGGGAGATCGCAAATTTGCCGGATGAGAACCTCTCGCCCATTACGGAGTACTCCCCCCGATGAACTGCTGACGCGGCACAAACCGGATCGGCGCTTTCTCATGATCCTCACCAGCAGCCAGCATAAACTGCTCGTCATAAGCCGCTTTTAGCATCTCCACACGCTGCATCAACTCGGGCTGCTTCATGGCGATGTAGTACGCCAGGCCCGCCGCAACGGCTGGCAGAAAGCGGAAGTTCATGTCCCCAACCTGCACACCGGTTCCAGCATCCTGGATGCGGCGCATGCGCCAGTACACAAACTGGTAGGGTGTGGAGCTATCGGGCGTTGGCCACAACGTGATGGCCGGGAGCTGAGGGACATACACAGCGGTCTGGTTCGAGTGCAGAGCCGCCGTCGTGTTGTTCTGGCCACGGAAACACCCGCCCAGCGAGTTGCCGTCGATGTATCCGTAATAAATGATCTCTGAGTCCAGCTTGATGTAGCCAGCGGCCGCTAGGCCCACCGTAGAACTCAAGGGAATAGTGGTCTCAGTCAAGCCCAAATCCCCATCCAAAGTCAGATCGGTCGGGTTGGTTTCGCCAGACAAACGCTGAATCCACACCTGGATAGGCCGGGCCTGGGTAATTTTGTTCGGGATCGTCGCATAGGTAGAAACACTAATACGCGAGATCGTCAGATCCGCCTGAGTTGAGGATACGTTGGCCCCAGTGCGAATCACATGATCCAGCAGGTCAATCGTATCCAGCGGCAGCGGATAGGTGTTCAGGCCCGGCACCAGGTCGATCGAGCCCTCCTCGATGGTCCACATATTCAGGCCACGGTTGGCCCACTCAATGGTCATCAAATTCATGGACCGGCGGGCGGTCCGCAGGTCATAACCAGTACGCATTTCACGACCGGCACGCTCCCATGCTTCCTCGGCTAATTCCGCGAAGTCCAGGTTAAATAGGGTTGTGCCAGTCGTGTAGCTCATTTCTTCAAGCCTTTTAGCGTCTCAGCCAGGCGTGCGCGCTGGCCCATCTTGCCAGGTTTCTTGGCAGCGGCAGCCAGTTTGCCAGCGGGGATCTTCTCGCCCTTCTTGACACCCAGGGCCTCGCGCAGGGCGCCAGGCTTCTTCACCGCCTTCTGGATCCATTTCTCAGCCATATTAGCCCCTTGCAGCGCGGATGTTGTCGATCATGTTGGGATACGGGCGACCGGCAGATTTTGCCGCTGCCTTGGCTTTAGCCTTCTTGGCGGGGCTCAGTTTCTTGGGCGCACCTAGGCTCTCAGGACGCGGCTTGCTCCACACTTCCCCACCCTCAGCGTATTCGGTGAAGTCGGTATCGTCTCGACGTGCTTTACGCACGCCTTTGGGCATCTTAGAGGGGGCGATGGCCCCCATACCGCGACTGGCCATCATGATTATTTCTTCTTCATGTAGCCGCCACCACACATTTTCACCACTTGATCCATGTGGTGTTCGTGGCCAGCAGCGTGTTTCTTGAACTCATGCTTGTGATGCTTGAATCCATTAGCTTCATGTTGAGAAATGAAATCGTCATGACGCTTCATATCGGGGCCAGACATCGGCTCCATGGGCTCTTTAACAAGTTTGTCAGTCATGGCTAGCTCCTAGGTCAGCACTTGCCGCCGCGCTTCATCACAATCTGTTTGCCCCGGGTGTGGCCCTTTTGCTGCACGGTGTGCTCACCATGCGGGCGCTTGCCCCCAGCAACGACCTTGCCCATCTTGGCAGTCGTCATGCCCTCACGCTCCATCGGGCCTTTGCCCACTGCTTTTTTCGTAGCCATAGTTTCACCACCTTTTGAAAATGTGCGGCCTTTGTCCGCTTTACTGAACTCTTGCCCCACAGACTGCGGGACACCTGCTTTCTTCGCAAATGCCGGGTTATTGGCCACGGCCTCCATGAAGTTGTGTTGTTTTTTACTAACCGAGGGCACTGCGCTGCTCCTTCATGAACGCATCAATCTTGTCCTCCAGACGGTCGAACCTACGGCCCACTTCAAGCTGCAGCTCTTTCAGATCCATGCGCGGCACATACTCCTTGGCCACCTCAGTTTTGAAGTCCGCCAGGGAATCTTTAGTGGCCTTGGACGAGTCCAATGCGTCTTTTAGGAACCAGCCAATCACGCCAGTTCCCAGATACAACGCGCCAAGTAACAACTCCTGAACAGTCATGTCACACCATCCGACCACGAGTTTTACCCCGTTGAGCAATACCGTCGGCACGCTTGGAGGCAGACGACACTTTGCCGCCCTTCTTCATACCGGCAGCAGACTTCACGCGGCTGATAATGCTATCTTCTTCGGGAGCTTCCATCCCACGAGCTTCACGCTTGTACTGGTCGCCCAATTCTTGCAGCTCTTGCTGGAGTTGCGCATTCTGCTTGCGAGCAGCAGCGTTACCAGCAATAGCCCTCATGTTCATTTCGCGGGCGTCAGCGCTGGGGCTACGAGCGTTAGCTAGAGCAGCGGCTTGATCCAGAGTAGCGGCCTCATCGCGCAAACGAGGGCCGTATCTACGAATATTCTGCAGGTATTTTGGGTCACGCATACATCACCTCAGCAGTTCCATGCCCTCAGGCTCTTGTTGATACGGCTGTTGGGGTCCTTCTTGGCCTTTTCCCCAGTCAGCTTTTTCTTCATCCCCTCCATACGCGCGCAGAAAGAGTCGCGGCGTTTGCCGCCTTCCGGCTGGGGAGGTTTCAAATTCATCCCTTGCTTTTTGGCAGAGGCGCGCCCCTTGGCGTTCAAGCCGCCGTTGGGATTCTTGCCTTCCTTGCGTTGCCATGCTGGTGTCTTAGCCATATGCGACTTTCAACTTGGGGGTGCAGTACTCTTCAATGAGCGGCTTCAAGGCGTCTTCCTCAAAGTTACGCTCGAACTCCTGAGTCCCTACGTGCGGCAAGCTGATAGTCGGATCTAGAAACACGGTGAACCCCTCGGCAGTCGCACGGTCACAGAACAGATAGTCCTCGCCGTAATACTTGCCGTTGTACACCCCAAAGTCGAAGATCGCGTACTCGTCCCGGTTCTTGGTATCGTTGATATACCGCCACTCGGGGTGGTTCTTGACCATCGTCTCCAACACATGCCGCTGGATCATCATGAACCCAGTACCAATACGGCGAATCTGCAGCATCCCGTTCTCATCAAACACCAGCTGGTCGGTATCCTCATCCACATGGATGTCCATGAAGAAGCAACGGTCCGCCCCACGGCGCGGGTACACGCCTGCCGTAATGTCCTTGCCCTGGCTCACAGCCAGCAGACGCAAAACAGCCTCGGGGGTAATGATGACATCGGAGTCCACAAACAGCAGAGTGTCCGCATCGGTCTCTAGGAAGTCCGCAACCAAGGCATTGCGAGCCTTGGTAATCAAAGAACAGCCAGAGATATGGCTGATATAAAGCGTCACGCCGAACTTATTTGTCTCGGGCGTTAGTTTTGCCAAGGCAATAGCCGTCTTGATGTTCACTCGCCCGTCATACGCCGGGATAGCAATCATCAACTTACGACCGTTTAGGTCGACGGGACGCTTTTCTTCAACCATAGAACACCGTGATTCCTGTAACAGATCCAACACTCAACGTCAGGTACAAACCATTGGAGGCAAGAATACCTTCACCGGGAACCAGAATGTAAAACGAGTTTGGAGTCCCAAGACTTGGGATATCCATCGTGTATAGCACAGCGCCTGATGCGCCGCCATCCCGGATCTCAAACGTTGCAGCTGTCGTGGCCTTAGGCGTTACGACAATACCGCGCAGTCGAGTACGACCAGCGTAATAGGAACCAGCAGCACTAAGGTGCGCTGACTGGACATCGGTTTGCATTGCCATCACTAATCTCCTGTTAAACGGGGGCCGTAGCCCCCAAGGTTAATTAGTTCTGGTTGCCAACAGGATAGCCAACGCCGTCAGAACCGCGAACCGTGTATGCGATCAACAGAGTACCAGCACCAGTCGTAACCGTCGTGCCGCTCACCGTGTAGGTCACAAACACATCAGAAGTACCGACGTTGGTCATCAAAGCCAAGTTAGCAGCCGTGGTCGTGGCAGTCATGGTGTACAGGCCAGCAGTGCCGCTGGTGGGGGTGATCGTACCGATCGTGGTCGAGCCAACTTTGATCGTCAGCGTGGGCGACGTGCCGTTGAATGCAGTGGCATCAACATACAGCTGCACAGCGGTAATCAAAGAACCGGCAGGCAGAGCAGCCAGGTTGGTCGCAGTGGTCTCAGCATACGTAACTGCTTTGGTCTGGCAGACGATGGTTGAGCCGGTATTGCGGGTGGTGGCAGCGGTCGTGCCAGTGGTGTCTTTGGTGGTGCCCAGCAACCAGGGGCCCAGGTGAGTTGCGAATCCCATGATGGGTTCCTTTCATGCGTTGTAGTGTGCCAATCTGCATGATGTCGGCCGGGACCGTCTGGCACACCGGAAAGCCCGGAGTGCCTCGTTTGTATCATGCGGTGGGGGTAGTGTCAACGGATTTAGCAGCTTTTCTTGCAGCCCGTGCTGCTAGCATCTTGGCTTTCCAGACTGGATCCGCCCACATAGCCTTGGTGGCAGCAGACTTGGCTGCCTTTACCTCTGCCCTATTGGCAATTTCTTTGTTGTTTGCGGCCTGCTGCGCAGCATACTCAGGATCGCTCCATTGCGCCTTAGCCTGCGCACTGGTCTTTGCTTTGGACTCCGCAGCGGCTCTAGCTTTGGCAATACCCTCACTGCGCTTACGTCGCACCTCAGGGTCCTCCCAGCCGGCCGTGCTGTTTTCTGACTTCAACGCCCGCGCCTCCGGGGTACTTTGCACGGCTTTCTGCGAGGCGATTATCTTGGCACGATATTCCGGCTGCTGCCAATGCTCTTTAGAGAATTTACTGTCCATAGCGCGATGTTCCGCCGTTCGAACGGTACCGCTGCCCCCTTCGCCCCCATCAGTCAGGTTGAACAGCGTGCCGGTATTTAGATTGCGGCGCCCATATAGGGCAATGAGCTCGATCTCCTTAGCAAAGGCGGCTGCCTCATCCTCTGTCTCAAATACGCGTTCGCATGGGGCAACTAGGCCCTTTGCCTTGAGGTGCGCAATAAAGTCCTGGAAGGGCTTGTTATGGGACTTGCGTGACCAATGCGATAGGTCACGATCTCCGGTGCCTTTGCCGACATATACAGGTTGGTTGTTCTTGGCGGGGCGAGGGTCCCGATACACATAAACGTAGAACATGAGAGGCTCCTATGAAGTTGAGCCTCAACTGTATCACAATGGACGGAGAATTGGAAATGTTTTTCTAAGTTTTCAGAAAATACGCCAAACGGACTTTGATACAGGTAATCTAGGTAGCGTTGTGTGGGCGCATCGCGGGCAAAGAAAAAAGGGCCCCGAAGGGCCCTTTAGTAGTACTTTTAGTACTAATTTCAGGACGAACCGGGGGATCCGAAGATACCCAGAGGATCGCTGACCCCGAAACTGTAGCGCTCTCGCGCCTTGTAACGCACGTTCCCCGTATCGAAGTCTCCGTCCATGGAGTTCTGCAGGGGCGTACGCACGAAGTGCTTCAGACCGTTAGGAACGTCCGTGGTCAGGAACCAGGCGTTGGTGTCGGTCAAGAAGTGGTTCACGGTGTAGCCATCGGGGATGGAACCGTTGTTCTTCAGGGCGTTGATGTCGTTGTCGGTGGTACCAACGCGCAGCTCGGTTTCGAGCAGACGGGTAGCGACGAACATCAGTGCCGGGGGAACAACCAGCTTCTTGGGCTTGGCAGCGATCAGCAGGCCGCGTTCGTCCGTCCACGCAGCGATCTGAATCACGGCGTTTTCCAACGACGTTTCATTCAAGTCAGCAGCGGTAGCGGGGCGGTTGCTATTGGTGCCACCAGACACCAGGGGGTGAGCCGTGTTACACAGAGACACACCGTCGCCATAGGTCACACCCGTGTTGAACGCGTTGTTCAGCACGTTAGCGGCCTTGACTTGCTTGGTGTATGCCATAGCACGGGCCAGAGCCTTGGTGTAGCGAGCAGACAGGCTGTCGTACAGGTTATCTTCGATCGCCTCTTCGGTGATCGAGAAGCCCATGGCAATGGTCTCGTGGGTGTAACGAGCCGTCCAGGCTTCCTGCGCGTTGTCATAAGCAACGGCGGAGCCTTCGTTCTTCACCGGGGCGGCGGAGAAGCCAGACAGCTTGGTTTCTTCTTCGAACGAACGCTCGGAGGTCTCGGTCTCATAAATCTCTTTATGTTCCTGACCATACGTGGCGTACTCCAGACCGAACAGGGCGTTCAAGCCAGGGAGCAGTTCCTTAAGTAGTTGTGCGCGTGAAATAGCCATGATTTAGCTCCTTATCAAGACACGCCAGTGGTGTTGTTGTACTGGTGCGTGTTGATCTTAACCAACAGCTCGTAGTAGTACGTGGTACCGCTAACGACAACCGAGGTGTCAGGAACAACATCAATCACACGCAGGGGGATGGTAGCGGTCGTGCCGCCGCCCGTTGCGGTCACACCAATGGTCGAGTCGCCAGTGACGGTCGAACCACCGTTTTGAACCAGGGGCAGGTTAGAACCAACAACCGTACGATCGGTGTAGGTGATCGTGGTGCCAGAAGACACAACGGCCACTTTGAACAGAGCGTTCGGATCATCCACAACGTAGGCATAAGCCGGGTTGGTGGAGGTCGACAGAGCGGCCGGATAGTACTGGCCCTGCACGGTCTGACCGCTGGAGTTGACATACTGGCAACCAACCAACACGCCACAGGGAGTAGCAGCGTTGGTGCTGGTGTCAGCGACGAGATAACCACCGCTCAGTTTTACGGTCGCGCCATTCAGAATGGCGGTTGCGTAGCCTGCGGCAATGGGAATCTGGCGGATAGCACCGGCGTACGGCATGCCATCAACTCGGTTGATAGGCTTTAGACCGTAAGGGGCGCTAACAGTGGGATAAGCCATGTTGAAGCTCCTAAAAATTACATACCTTTACCGAAAGTAACCTTGGTGCTACGCTCTTTGAACATAGGCATCCGAGGATCACTCTCACGCATGAAGTTGTTATCTACCGAGTTCATCTGCGCATTTGCCTGATCCAGGTAGTACGCGTCACGATCCTCAGTAAACTCAACTGGGATTTTGCAAAGAACCAGACCACCAATCTCAATGGAGTCAGGGAAACGCGCTTGCGTGCCGCCCAGGACTACCACTTCGGGGTGCTCCGATGCCTTGACCGGTTCCCAACCCTCGCGGAATTTTGTGGAGATGTTAGACGCATCAGGCGAGTTCAGCGTGCTGATTCGAATCCAACGAAACGCGAAACCAGGCTCCGGGTTGGGGTCTGGCAGCAGCTGCGGGGGCTTCCACTTTTTGGGGCGCTCCGCACGTTCGCGGGTATCAAGTTCACGCTTTTCACGGTTTTGTGCTGTCATGTTCATTTCCTCATTTCATCCGCAACCTTACGTGCGTAGAGTTCCAAAGGGACTCCAAGCCGTTTGGCGATTTCCACCTGCGATTTGGTAAGTACGACTTTCTTAGGCGCAGTACTACGTGTTGCCGGTGAGACAACGTTTGATTTTTGCCGCTGAGTTGGCGCATCAGCGGGCTTCTCGGACTCAAACGCATCCGAGAAACGGTCTCTCATGTCAGCGTCGATACGTTGATAGTACTCGTCACTTCCAGGAGAAATTCCTTCCGACACCAGATCCTCGTGCAGACCAAGGGCATAAGCCGTCATCCGCTTGTTGTTCCCAAACCACTGATTTTTCTCTTGCCATGCAAGCAGTTTGGGGTCCTGACGAGGGGCCGGGGCCGGTTGATGTGGGGTTTGTACCTCAGTTTGAGGTTGTTGTAAAGGGGCAGGCCGAAAGTTTTCAATCCGCTCCGCTTTCATCTTGGCAGTGGTAAGCGCCTCCTGGGCAGCCACAAGGGCATCAGCATCACCGGACTCATAGGCTAGTTTGTAACTGCGCTTGGCTTCTTCCAGTTCATTACTGACCACTTTCTTGGCCTGCTCTAGTAGGGCCGTCTGGCCTTGAGACAGCGAGCCCTTGAGCCGCTTGTTCTCCTCAGCGATAGCTTGGGCCGCCCGAATGGCCTCTTCCCGCTCGCGCAATGCCGCCTCTTTGGCCCGGCGCTCCTCGTGATAGCCCTTGGTGAAGTGCTGGATGCGCTTTTTGACACTTTCGTCGTACTTATTAAGTTCTTCGTCAGTGAGCTCTTTAGGGGGCTCAGCCATGGGCTTGCGGTTGCGATCCTCTGGGGGAGTATCGTCAACAATCTCAACGCCAGACTCCTCCTCGACTTTAATCTCGGGGGCTTCGTCCTCGGCCTTGACTACCGCACCGCCCTTACGGGGGTTGGAGGCTGCCTCATCGGGGAATTCAAACTCTACTTTTTCCATAGCGGCTCCTTATGCCCGGGTAATGCCGCGCGGATCCTGGACCACAGCCTCGACCGAATCATCATTGATGATGCGGAACTCTTTGCCATGGATCTTGATACGCGTGCCAGTGTTGGGGCGGACCAACACGAAATCACCCACCTTACAGGAGGGGCCGCTTGGGAATCTGGACGCGTCTTTGTACGCATCAGGCCCCATCTTAACCACGAACAATACGGGGGACAAAAGCTCCTCGTAGTGGATGGTTTGCCCAGATTTCACCAGGCCGCTATCGCCATACTCTTCGTCAATCTCAGGCAGGACGCACAGCAGGTGGAACGTCGAGGGGTCCGGCACTTGACGCGCTTTCTCCTCTGGCGTGCCAGGCAGCACCGACACGGGCCCCTGAGGATCAAGCGATTGCCCGATCAGGATGTCACTCATCTTCAAACTCCTTTAGCTTACGCACGAGGTCACCAAGTTCAGATTGTGCGGTCTGGAGACCTCGGATTACCCCGCACACCTCCTTGTAGTGGGCGTAGTCTTTAGCTCCACCCTCTCCCAAGAATTCAAGAAGTTCTACACGTCGTTCCTCTAACTTAGAGTTGACGTAGTTGAGCGCTTTTCGGTCCATTACTCTCCTTTATTGGTCTTCTGGTTCTTCATCGCATTGAGGGCCTGGATCGCCTTCAAGTGAGCCTCTTGTTCTGCGTGCCGGATCTTCTGGCTATGGACTTCCCCGCCATGGGCCAGTTGTTGGGCGTTCTGCTGCGCCTGCATGGCTTGCTGTGCCTGAGCCTGTTGCGCTTGCATGGCCATCTGCATCTGGTGGGCCTGCATCTCGCGCTGCTGCTGGGCCTGGAGGGCTGCCATCTCCATCTCATGCCGTTGCTGGATTAACATGGGGTTGTCGAGTCCTTCCTTGGCGTGCAGCTCCTGGGCCTTGAGTGCCAGCTCTTGCTGCTTGATCTGCAAGTCGCCCTGGACCTTCTGCGCCTTGATCTGGGCCTCTTGGGCTTTGATCTGCAGCTCTTGTTGCTGCATCTGGATGATCGGATCCTGCATCTGCTGCTGAGCTTGTTGCTGGGCTTGCTGGCCTTGGTGCATCTGGGTGAGCTGCGTAGCGGCTTGGGCCACCAGCTTGGCCAGTTGAGCCTCGACCTCGGGCGGCAGCTCGGCGTTGGGAGCCGGGAGCGTCGCGCCCAGGCGCTTCTCGATTTGTGCGCGGTACTGGAACGCCACGTGCTCGGCAACGTGGGCCATGATGGCACCCTGCATCTGTTGTGCCATGGGGGACTGCCCGATCTGCCCCATCACCATGGGGTCCTGCAGCATGCTCATGTGCACGGCGATGTGCGCATCGTGGTCCTGGAAAATAAACGCTTTGGTCGGCTTGCCCGTCAGGAACGCCATGTTCTCGCTGATCGGGTCGCGCGGCTTCATGTCGTCGTCGATGGGGACCAGCTTGTCTGCGTTCTTGATGCCCAGCACCTCGATCATCTGGCGGTGCAACACGGGCAAGTCGTAGATCTGCGGAGCGCCTTGGGCCAACTGAATGACCGCTTGGTACTGCATGATCCGTTGTGCCATTGTGGCACTGTTGGGATCGGACACGGGGATCACGTCCACCATGTCGTAGTCGCTTTGCTTGGCCATGCGCGTGCCACTATCGGGCACAAACTCGTACTCGGTCGGCGCGTAGTCGCGGATGATGCCTTTGAGGAGCTTGAACTCCTGCTTCATCGAGTAGTGCACACGGGCTTGCACGGCCGACATGGTCTTGAGCTGGCGCTCCAAGAGAGCTAGCGTCGTACCCACCGGAGCGTTGGCACTCATGTCCGACACGTTCATGTCAGCGATAGAGCCTAGACGGCGGCCTTCATCCGTGATCTTGTCCAGCAGACCGGCCAGTACTTGTGAGGGCTCCTTGTACGGGAGCGCCATGATGTTGTCTTTGATGCTGCCAGACGGCACATCCACGTCGCGGAACTCACCGGGGGCGATCGGGGTATCGTCACCCTTCACGCGCAAACCACGGGACTTCAGGCCACCAGGCAGATTAGAGAGGGTGCCTGCGTCGACCAGCTGTCGAATAAGCATGGTGCCCGCACGGGCATAACCACCAATGAGGTGAATGTAGCCAAAGCCATAAGCACCAAAGCCAGGTATGTAATCATATTGAACGAAGTGTTGCCGTTTGAGTTTTTTCTTATCGTTAGGTTCCCAGTTACGGCGAATAGCTAGAACTTCTTGCGTACCTTTGTCGATGGTGATGACGTATGGCAGCGCGATGCCGTCCGGGTCCTCGTACCCCTCCAGGTCCCAGTCCAGGTGCACCTCGTAGATGTGGTACCGATCGTCGTCAGTAAGGGAATACCCTTGGTCCTCAGCCTTTTTCTTCTCGATGTCTGTGTGGAATGACAGCGGCTCGCCCAGGTCCACGTCGCGGTAGAACCCTGCCACTTGCAGCTTCTTGATGTCATTCTCGGTCTTGCGCATGAGTTGAGCCACGCGCGGGGCGCTACGGATGTCGGAGCTACCGTAGGGGATGATGATCTCTTCAGCCGGCACAAACACTGCCACTTGGCGGTCCAGGCTCGGGTCGTAATACACCTTTTTGAACGCGGCTCCAGCCAAGCCCAGGTTAAACAGCATGCGCTCATGCTCGGGGCGGTACTCGCTCATCACCTCGGTGAGCTGGTAGTTCATGTCCTCCCGGACTCGCGCAGCCGCATCCTCTTTGAGTTTATCGATTGCTCCAATAATCTCGGTCTTGACAGGGCCCGCAGCGGGGAACGTCTCGATAATTGTCTCGGACTGGAACCTAACAGCTGCTTCAGTTAGCAGGGTGCTGAACACACCACATGCCCCGTTCCACGGTTCTGTGCGTTCTTCATACTTCATCCCCAGGACCTCAAGGCCCTTGACGTACATCTCCACCCAGTCTTTGCGGGACGCGATATCGGCATCCACGAGGTCCAGTACTTCACTAGCCAGTTTCTGGAGTGCGCCTTGGTCGATGTGCTCGGCCAGGTTGGCATCGAAGGGGACGTCCGCAGTGCCAGCGTTAGCATCTGGCATCAGGTCAATCTCCATGCCATCCACACCGATTTTTACCCCTTCTGGGTTCTCAATCTCGATCTCAACCGCCGGGGTGTCGTCCAGTGGGATGTCTGCCAGGTCAAGACCCATAGGGGCCCCTCCGATACCGGGAACCATGCTGCTTGTAGCCATATTAAATCCTTGGTACAGGTGCGCCTTCGGCTTTCTCAATGCGTTGCAGCTCCTCCCGCGCACACTTGGGAATTGCCAGCCTCATGCGGATTGTATGTAGTTGTACCCGTTCAGTCACGTATCGGTAGGCGCCGGTGTCAATATCGTGCGCGACTCCCTCGGGGATCTCAAGGGGCTTGTTAGGGTCGTAATGCCACCGTTTTGTGCCCACAACAGGCGTTCTTTTCCACGCCCCGTCCTCAATTTCCTCGGCCGTCATCCACGTCTCGCCATACCGCACGATCTCGTCGCTACGGAACTCAGGCTTCGTGCGCCAGTACAGCAGGGGGCTACCCGCTGCGTATTCTTTGAAGTTATCGTAGAAATACTTGGCCAGGCAGCTTTCCGCTTCCTTGGCGTCCCCGCCCTCGATGCCCATGGCATAAGTGGCGTAATGGACCCGCAAAATGTCGCCGTACTCTCCGTATTCCTCTGCCAGCTCAACCCAACGTACACCATGCGTGCCTTTGTGCAGCTCCATGAACGAGCGCGGATCCCCATCTCGGCAACGGAACATCTTGTCCATCTCGCCGATTAAGCGCGCTACGGTCCATTCTTTATTCTCTACTGCGGGCACAGCAGCTGGCAACAACGGTACCGTTGTACCTGCCAACATCCCCAAGATAAATGTACGTCTCTTCATGCTATCTCCTTAGTAATACGCGGGGCGCCTTGCGGGCATAAAACTTTCGTCATCGGTCTGGTCTGTGGTCAGACGCAACAGGCCCCCCTTGCGAGCGCGCATCAGTGCTAGCGTCATCGCGTCCACCTCGTCATCATGTTCCCCTGCCGGGAAGGCCAAGATCTCCTCAACCGTGGCACTCGCCCATGCGTTCTCCGGGAACCATACCTGACCTGACGCGAACATATCAGACACCGCATTTAGCCGCGCGATCTTGTCCTGGCCCTTACCCGGGCTGAAGTCTTGCACGAATATACCGCTTCTACGCATCTCGTCAATGAGCGGCTGGCCGCTGGCTTTAGCTTCCACCACGACCGAGTCGGGCTCCCACTCCTCGTACTGCTCATGCGCCATCTTCTTGAGCTCGGGAAACTCGTACTTGCCCTTGACCTTGTTGAGCAGGATCAGGTTGTCCGTGATGGGCGCGCTGTGGTCGGCACGGTGTTTGAACACCCCCCATGTATGGCACACTGAGAAGTCACTGCGTTCTTTGGTGGTCAGGGCCGTATCGTACGACTGGATGATGAACTCGATCTGGGGCGGATCTTCCTTGTCCCACCACTTGATCCACTCGCGTTTGATAATGGCAGCTTCTGATGCCGTCGGGTTCTGCTGGTACTGCGCGTACCACTGCCACATGATGTGGTGCATTGACGCCCGGGTTTGCTGCAGGCTCTCCAGTGTCCACTGCTCAGGCCAGATTGACTTCTCGTTCTCCGTGCCCTCGTTCAAGATAGCCGGGAATTCAAACGCCTCGTACGAGTCCCCACCCTCGTTCATGGCCGAGTCTTTGAGAAGTCGCCCGATCAGGTCCCGCTGGTGCCACCTTGTATGGAGAACACAGATCTTCCCGTCTGGCATCAGACGAGTACGCAAGCCCGCACTGAACCATTCGTACGTAGAGTCCAGGGAAGACGTGTTCCCTGCCTTGATATCCTGTTCTGAGAGCGGATCGTCTGCAATGATTAGGTGAGCACCCCGTCCAGCCAAGGCACCGCCCACACCGATAGAGAAATACTCGCCACCCTTGGTGGTGTTCCACTGTCCTGCCGCCTTGGCGTCTGCAGCAATGCGTGTTCCTGGGAAGATTTTTTGGTATTCCGGGGTAGAGATGAGGTTTCGCACCTTTCTCGCCATCACAACCGCCAAATCTGCAGTGTGGGAGGCCACAATCACCTTGTGATCCGGGTGTTTTCCGAGGTACCAGGCCGGATAGTAGATGGAAATCATTTGGGATTTACCCATACGGGGCGCCATCGAGACCGCGATGCGGTCCTTGTACCCTTTTTCCACGTCCATCAGTAGGCTACCGAGCCTTTGCAGGTGTTTTCCGAACTTGTAGTTGAGATCTATGGCTGCAATGAACGTAAAAAAGTCATCTTCGCACAGCCGCACGCGCTTTCGCTCGTTCAATTCGTCAAATAGGGAGATCAAAAACGCTTTTTCGCTGTCAGGCGTGACTTTTAGCAGCCTCTCCATGCCCTGTTGGTCAAGCTCGTCAAGCTGCATCGGGCTCTTTCCCTGTGATGTCCTCGATGTCCATCTCTAACGCACGCTGTGGCACCGTCCTGTCGATCACTTCCCCCTCAACAATCTTGGTGAGGCGCTCTCTTAGCAGCTGTTCCAGCTCTTCGGTCGGCCGATGACGCAAAGTAATCTCGGTTTTCTCGGTAAAGAGGCCCACATCAGAGATCTTGCCCAGCATCTCAAGCGCTTTTAGCTGGATGCGGGGGTCCCGATTGTTGGATAGCAGGAGGAGTTTGTTGGTTACCAGGTGCCGCAGGTCCACTGCGGACTTCACGACTTGCTTGGCGTAGTCATCCAGGATGGCATTGACCTCTATCACCACACCTGGATCCGACAATTCCTCATCAGTAGCCCCGGCACCTTGGAAGATGCTCATTGCAATCGCTTTGGCTTTGGGGTTTTCTTGTGGCGTAAGACCAACATCCGCCATGCTGGCCATGGCAGCGTTCACGCGCGCTTCGAGATCCTCGAAGGTAGGGTCAAATTCCGCGTACGGAATGTCGTGCTCAATAAGCGGTGTGTACATGGAGGGAATCGCACTCCTGGGTTTGGCGTTGGTGTCCGGGATTTGCACCCGATTGCCTTCCCTTGTCGGGCTGTGCTTCGCTAGTGCACCCCCACCAACCTAGTAGAAAGTGTACTGTAATTTTTCGCAGTGTGTGTTTTATTTTTGACGGGGGGTGTTTCCTGTATGAAGGGGGTGGGGTT